ATGAGGATTCTGATTGATTCTTGAATACCTTTTGATTGATAGAAAGATCTTGCGTGTTTTATGAAGTTACCAACGTCTAGATCTTTAGTAAAATCATTGTTCTCCAATCCAGGGAGAAAAGTTTTCTTTAATTTTTTATAGAATTCTTGGATGAAGAGTACACTTAAATTAGTTACAGATGCTCCTGAAGAGTGAGACTCTGCACTAGTGTTCTCAAATCTTAAATTTTGGCGATTGACATGTTGTACTACAGTTGCAATACCAACATTATATCCAGTAACACCACTGAATCCACGAATTAGACCAACAAACTCAGTGCTAGTTTTACTGGTATATGAAATTATTTCATTACCAATTTTTAAAAGACCATACTCGTCTGGATATCCTTTAGTTGAGGTTACAGACAGAGATGTTGATGAAGTACTTACATCAGATGTAAGAGTTGTTTTTCCATAAACAACTTCTGGTTTAAGATTATCAGTCTTTAGATACTGATCTAAATTATCAATTAGATCAGATGGACCTCCCTGAAACTCTTGAGAGATATAATACTGTTTAAAAAATTCAGTAGCGTTCTCAAAGTCATCCCTAACAAATTCGGGTAATTGACTTTCTATAATCTTATTGATCTGTACTCTTTTATCAATACCTGTGGTCATTTATTTCCTCTCTAGGTCTCCGTTAGAGTAACTTGATGTGTAATAATCTTTTGAGAATATAACGCCAGAAACATCCTCTCCAGAAGCAATTACATCTTTAATCATATTTATCTTACTATTTGAAAGATCAAATGAGATATACAAATCTTTTAATCCAATAATATCATTTGATTCTGGGAACGCTTGAATTTCAATAATGTTATTTTCAACATCAGTTGAAGTAATATTCATGGTATTTAATATAATTTCACCCTTGTCATAATCAACAGTTCCTACTGATTTAACAATAACTTTTAGTTCATCGTTTTCACTACGAGAAACTGCACTCAGAACGCCTTTCTTACTACCATCTAACTTACCATCAGAAGTTTTATTAGGCACATCAGTTAAGAATACTTTGCTAGAAGAGCCAGATACTGTAAATCCAGTACTCTTGATATTATATCCTTCAGGATTAATATGAAATTTATTTCCAAAACACAATTCATATTGTGCAAACTGATCTTTTAATGCTTTTAGATCTCTTCTGATTATTACCTTTGTAATATTTGAAGTGATAGCATTATCAACCCTATCAATCAATTGAACTGTCTTACTATACTTAAATCTGCCACCAAATTTATTGATGTCTACAGTTTTTGAGTATTCTGAAAGAGAATCTGTAATTCTTCCACTCAATTCTGCAGAATTTGATACCTTAGATGTATCAAAATAGACATTTGACTCAAGTTCAATGTATAAAACCTTAAGATCTACAATTTCTGAGTTAATTCCAGCAATTGCATAGCTTTTTAATTTATTTTTAATTTGCTGCTTATCAAAATCCGAGACATATGTACCATTTTTTGGTTTGATACTGATTTGTACCTTACCAAACTGTGGAGGATTCAGTTCTTCACCACCAACTACAGCAACTGACTCAGTTTGAGGGAAGATTGACTGGATAATTGCCTCATAGTCACGCCCTGTAACCGCTCTGTACTGCGAAGAATACAATCTAGGGGCAAAGTACTTGATAGAGCGTACATCCTCTATAGCAGCGCCGTTACGGGCACTATTTACAGTGTTTACTGTGATGCCTGCCTTGGGTAAAACAATCTTTCCACCCACTTGTGACTGAGTTTTGTCGGAAAATGACCCCTGAAAACTAAATTCTCTAGCACCATTGCCATCTTTACCGTCAGTCATGATATATTGAACGGTAATTATGTCACCTGACTCTAGTTTTTTACCAAAAATACCATCTCCGAAGAGAATTTCAAAATTTTCATCACCAATTTCTTGTAAAAAGAAGATTTCTGAGTCTTTTTCAACGTTCAGAATGTTATTCATCATTCTGTATTCTCTTCCAAGCACTCCTTGCTCAGAAGAAACAAAAACTTTAAGGGTTGAGGTGTCAATATCGGGGTTAGCAAGAATAAAGCGTTGATTGGCATCCTCATTTTTCCTAAACCTGGACTCCAAAAATGTTCCTTGGTAGATTCTAATGGGATTTTCAACACTTCCAAAGGTTGCAACACCTCTTTTTACTGAAGCATGATGCTCTTCAGTGGTTGCAAAGGTAAAACTAGTGCCGTCAGCACTTCCAATAGTGACTAATCCGGGTGTTAAGTAGACAACTGGTTCTGTAGTATCTGGTTCAAAGGTAAAATACACCTCAGCATACGCTGCTTTCTTTGAAGTTGGTACATATCCTATATTTCTTGCTAAAGAAACTACGTTTTCACGTACAGAAGCAGAATCTAAGAATGATTCATTAACAACTAAGTTGGCATTAAACGCATTAATGTAAGTATTATACGCTAAAGTGTCGATTAGAACCGAAAAATTTGATCCTTCAAAATCAAAATCAGTAAAATTACTGTTTGCACGAAGAAAATCTCTAATCTGAGCTTTTATTTCCTCAAAATCTAAACTAGTATACTGTGTAAATGGCATATTATTATCTGGTAGACTCTAAGAGGAAGGTAAATTCTTGGGTTGGTGCATCCAAACCAACAATATCGAAGGTTACAGTTACATTAAATGCATTTTGATCAATATAAGAGTCAATACTTACTCTTAAATTATTAACTCTTGGTTCATAACGATCAATAGTTTCATTGATTTGATCTTGAATCGCGATTCTAAGTCCTGGACTGTAGTTTTCAAACAGACTTCCGCGTATATCAGTACCTAAATCCGAACGAAAAAACCTTTCTGAAGGAATTGTTTCAACTAAATTACGTACTGCTCTTGTAATTGCACGTTCATTAGTCAACACTGGTAGATCTTTTGTAACCGGATGTGGTTTAAAAGAGAAACTAATGTCCTTAAATGCTTGAGATGTGCGCTTAATTGCCATCTAAAAGGTTCATTCAATAGTATTACTCTGGTTATTTATAGAGTTTAGACAAAAAAAAGACCCGGATCATGAAATCCAGGTCTTTTTAATCATTTACCTTGTCCGCGATAACGCTTTTTCTTAGCATTACGGGATGTAGCAGCGTATTTTGTATGCTTACCCATCCCTTGACGAGTCTTTTTAGGTGTGGATTCTACAAATGCTTCACCACCAAGTCCAATTTTAGATCGTGCCATTAGTCCTCAACTTTTTTAATAACGGTTTTTAGGTCTTTTGGGTTAATGTACCCATTTTCGTAGAAGTCTTTTGCAAGATCTTCTACAGTATCAAAATATTCATCTTGGGTTAGGTTCTCATAAAGAACTTTATCCCCATCCATTATATCAAATAACTCTTGATTTTTCATGTCCTACCCTAATTCGTGGATCACACCAGATCTTAAATCCAGCAGCGATAGCATCTAAACAGAAACTTACATCTTCACCACACATATCTTGTACTTCACCTGATTCAAACACCTGCATTTTAGGTGCAAACCAAGGATATGGTAAACCTTCGTGTTCAAATACACCTTTTTTAATTAGTACCCAACCAAAACCAGTGTAATCAACAGTAAATGGTTTACGGCGTTTTTGAATACTTTCAAGTGTTTCGTGGTTCATAACACCACCATTATTACGGAAGTCATCTTCTTCCATCCAATGAGCGACCGAGGTAGTACGACCATCTTCAGTACAATACCAACCAGCAGAGATCTCTTGATCCATCAGAACGAGCTGCCAGAATTTTTCCGAGTTAAAGACAATATCACTATCAATCCAGAGTTGATAATCATATTCGAGCTTCCCGTCCCAAGGTTTCTGATCAGGACCCCTAAGAACATTAGCACCGAGGCACTTGCAGCGAGCAAAGTTGACCATTGATGAGTAATCCTGAGAGATTTGGATACTAGCTCCACTTTGTACCAGATCAAAGCATAGCTGTACAAAGCTCTTCAGAAATGTATAGGATACTCCGCGCCCTGGTAGGCAGAATACCACTGTTTTACCGCGAATCATTTCCCGTGCTTTATCATAATCCCATTCGGGTTCTTTTGATTTTGCAACAGGGGATTTCGCTTTGACTGTAAATCCTTTTCCCATGAGTGTTGTGTAATTACAAAGTTATTCTAATTGATTATCTAGTATAAGTCAAGAAACATACTTAACAGAGTTAAGACGGTCATCCGAACCAATAGGTAATTGTGGAAATGTATTGAAACTCAATGATATACGAGTTTCATCTGTTTGATTTTCAGGTACACTATGTACTAAATGACTTGGAAATAATACAAGTGAACCTGGAACACTGGCTAATGCCATACTATTTCTCATATAAGGATTAGTACAACCTAATCCAGCATCTGTTGCAGTCTTATTTGGTAAGATAACAGTTGTTTCACGTTGTGAATGAAATACAATTGGTGATCCATTCTCTTGATTTGCTGCAATATAAAACACACCACTTAGATATGAATTACTATGAAAATGCATTCCATGATTTTGACCTGGTTTATTTGCATTTACCCAAGATTGTTGAATTGTCATTGGATGTGTAGTTTCAACAATTGCTTCCATATATTCTTGAATACACTTCAAACAAAACTCTTTTAATTCTTTGAGTTCTTCATTTTCTAATACCCAAGTATCTGTAGTCTTATTATTACTTCCATTTATTTGATACGATAAAGTATCAGTAAATTCTTTGATCTTATCTACATCACCCTCATAATAAAAAGTGGCAACAGGTTTCTCTAAAAATGGATTCAGTATTTCCATCTTATTCACCTACAAAATAATTAATTGCTAATACAATACGTTTCTTTTGATCAGTACAAGTTGTACTTCCATGTAAATGTGAACCGTCATGTATTACTAATCGGTTTGCAATACTCTCTACCTTATCCCATCCACCTTCATCATTCTTAAATCGTGTGTATCCATTGTTTGTATTCATATACAGCAATGCTGCAGTATGTGAAAATGTCATATCTCTATGTGGACTATGCTCAATGATTTTATCCGTATTTGTATACATTATCATACGTGATCGAATTAATCCAGCAACATTTAATCTGTAGTATAAAGATTGTAAAAGACCGTGTAATTGATTCCTTGGTTCAAGAGCATCGAAAATTGGTGCTACAAAATAAAATTGATTTACATCATCATTTACACTATCTTCATGTAAAGCAACGTTCTCTTGATATAACCAAGTAAAACTACCACTATGTAATACTATATCATATAGTCGTTTAAAATAATCTTCCTCAAGAAAATTATCGTGAATTTCATAATGACTTGACATGACCTAAAAACTATTCTCTCCTATTAAACAAGGTGTCTCATTACCATATTCATCTAAACATACTTTCTCATATGATAACTCATCTTGAAAAAATTCATGATGAATCTTATCCCATACTACATTGAAATCTTCTTCCTCTAAACACTTGAATAATACATCACCTCTTAGATAGATGTGATAGATTGCTGCTTCTTTCGTAATAGTCATTCAATCTCCGTAATGATAATCTCGTCACCTTCAACTTCCCATCCTAATACTGTATCTTCAAACCATCCCTGGTCATTAATAACACACTCAGGAATCCGTATATAGTACTCCCCAGTTACTGGATCAACCTCTATGGCGCTTTTGAGTTCGGAAAAATTTTTTCTCATATATTAAATTCCTTACTGGGATTATATATCAAAACAAGATTTTAGTAAAGTACTATACTATCAAATCCTGACAACTTAAAAAATTTTGCGAAAAAAAATTTGAATTAAAGTGATATCACTCTCTCGCTTTGGGTCGTTTATAGCTTAGGGAAGTAGGGCGTTTTTATACGGGGGGGGGCATCACGGGCGCGGCGGGCAACGCCCCCGCAACGGGGGGCACTGCCAAATCACGAACACACAGCGGGTGCTGTATCAGAAAGCACACTCCAGGTGGGAGTACCCTTGGCGCTCCTCACGCCGGGCACGGGCGGCAGCGATGCGATCGGCGCGGTACTGTGCCTTCGCCTTCTGCTTCACTCCCTCCAGATCTGCTACCATAGAAGCACCCAACCCACGGGCAGGGGTAAAGGTTTGCCCACGCCCGGATGATGCTGTGAGCGCGTGAGCACGGTAGTTGGTATCCGTGGAACGTGCTGCACCGATTGCCTTTGCCATTGGTTTGGTTCTGAACTGTGTTTACTATAGCGCACGAATGGGGGGAACGAACCCCCCAAACCTTAAGAGATTCAGAAGTTGCAGGCGAAGATGAACCCATCCTGCTCGCTGTAATCGTAACGCTCCAGGTTCTCCCAAGTTGCCTGCCAATCCACCTCCACGAATCCGGGAATGTCCAAGCACCAGCAGTCTTCGGTGAACTGCTGGGCGAACTCTGCCCCGCTCATCTCACCCTGATAGGAATCGGTGAAATCCTCCAGCATCCCGCATCCGAAGCACTCCACGAACGCTTGGATCGCTTCTGCGGAGTAATCCTCCAGCAGTTCCTTCAGGGTTTCCAGTTCTTCAGAATCCTGATACGCCTCCAGGATTTCTTCCTTCTCACGCTGGGCGGTGGTGATGCCACGCGCTTCCAGGATCGCTTCGTAGAAAGAAGTGAAGGCGGGTTTCCCGTTCTCCCGAACGTAACCGCAACCCAGGCACTGCTCCGTCCGCGTTGCGGTTTCCATGGAGCGGATGGTGTCCAGCAGTTCAGTTCCTTTGAGCATTTTGGTTTGGTTTGTTTGGTATGTGGTCATTGTAGTCGGTAGAAGCGGCGAACCGCTAGGGTCATTGTGCCGGTTTCAGTGCCGGTCGGAGATGTTCCAGGTTCCGAACGTTCCCTGCGGGCGGGAATCGTTCCACTTGGTGAACCATTCGCGGCGCAGTTCACGCTCACGCTTCTCCTGCTCCAGCACCTGGAGGGCGATGGAAGCAAGTTCGGGAGTGCTGGCGAAGATGCCGTTGGAATCGAATTGAATTTTGTTCATACCGTTAAGGTAGGATGGATTGAGCGGAAAGTCAATGGGGAAATCTTAAGAGAATCAGGCGATCGGCACAGTGGCGAACATCAGATCGGCAATGGCAGTTACGCCATCAACCCACTCCCACTTGGTGATCTGCTCAGTGGCAGGAACGGCACGATCCATATCGTGCTTCCGCTGCATCGCAACGGTGTACTCTTGACCCTCATGGTAGGGTCCAACATGATCCATCTTAACGGGCGTACCGGAGAACGTGGTCCAGGTGCGGCGCACGTAGAAGGATCCTTCGGAAAGTTTTGTTTTGTTCATACCAGTATGATGGCACAAATCCCTGAGTTTGGTCGTTCGTGGTGATACAGAACTGCGAAAGAGAATCTTAAGGTTGGTTGTGCCAATCATGCAGGTGGTCGGGCAGCTGCTCAGTTTGTGTTACTAACTACCCAACCACTAAGTATCTCAAACTACCTCAGAGATCAACACACGCACCCCGGCGCATTTGTTGGTAACAGGTGCCATTATATGGTCCGCCCATATAATAATGCTTACCGTAGTAATAAGCAGCACAATTTGATTCTCTCAATCCAAAGATTCGTGCCATTTCTTTCAACGAAACTTCACCATTGGCGCGGCGATACTCATTCAGTTGTTGAGTGATTTTTTTCGCAGCAGGTGTGAAACGAATGGAATCTTCAGGATGAACTGTGATTGTGCGAAGCATTGGAAAATGTTATTGAGGATGAAAAGTTTCTGAGTTTGTATCAGTAATCGGTGTTCCCGTTGATGTACTGTTCCACATCAAACTTCTCCTCTTCGATGTCATCAACATCGTAGATTTCACAGGGAGTTTCATTCAACAAATCCCACAGAACAGCATCACTTTCCAGCGCCATTGTGCAGGGATCGGTGTAACTTTGCATTGGTGAATTTCTCAACTGTGAATACAATACACGATTTTGAACGGAATGGTAAATGTTTGTGCCACCAAAACTATTGGCACACATTCTTGACAATCAAGCAGCATACACAAAGTATGAACCAAGGTCGTTACGAGTTTGATTTACTTTTGCCAGAATGTCGTGGCGATCATTGTAAACAATCTGTGCGATCTCATAGGTATACTCAGAGACCACAATCACGAAGGCGATGACACTTACTGCCAAATCTACGATCAATTCTGTCAAGATCGCGAGAACGCTAAGTGTCTGAAACATGAAGCGAATTGTGTTGTTCATTGTTAATAACTTGGTGGGGAGTTTGTGAAGAGAATTCTCAACCCACAAAACAACAATAACCCCTCACGAACGAATCCGCAAGGGGTTATGTGCCACTATGAGAACTGGTACACAACCAGTTGACATTATCGGTAGTGTGGTGGGAGAATTGTTATTAACAACTCAGGGAAAAAGCGCAATTTTTATATAATATTAATTGCGCGACATATGTACACACACGACACGTACACACGATATTATACGTGTCTAGGTGTGCCCGCATCTAGATGTATACGTGTCTCGCTCATGCATAATGCTTGTATGCGAGTGTCTCGTATGATGTGTCTGTGCGCCCATACATCTCGTCGAGATCATATGCGTCTGTGTCATATGATGACGTGTGCGTCTCGTCGAGATTATATGAATCTAGTGCTTGTTGCTGTTCTAGTTCAACCATGATTGTCTCGTCGAGATTACTATGATTATAAGGCATATAGACGAGATTGTCAAGTGATTCTCGTCTAGATTCCTAGACTAGATTATTTAGAAAACGCGCAGATCTCGTCGAGATTTTTGTGTCCTTCTCAGGATTTTTTTCGCCCCGTGACTTGACAAATCGCCTTCCTTATAGTACGCTCGCTTAGTCCACAAGACCTGAGCACATTTATGAAGTAAAAACGCCCCTTAAAGTACCACAGAGACCCTCTGAAGACCCTCCCCAGATACTCAACAGTTACTCTCCATTAAAAAAACAGTTTTATATTTATAAACATATTTAAAACCTTATTTTAATTACTTTTCACTACTTTTTGGTATAATTCATTACATTCTTTATCATACATCTCAGAATGAGGATTCATCGGAGGATACAAAGAATTAGGTGCTTTTCTTGGCATCATTCCAGGTGGTGGAACAAGTATAATTCCTGGTGATTCTGCACCGTTAGGTGTAGTATTCCAATGCCTTACAGTGTTCACAATCATCACTCCTAACTGTAAGAGTAATAAGTTTAAAATCCATACATTTATTCTGTTATTAACAGAGTTCTTCTTAGCTTTATTCTTTTTAATCATAACGATACTCTTGTGATTTATATGTACTTGTGTCAAAATCGGCGTCCGCGCCGCTCGTAACCTCGGAATCTCTGCGATTTGAGATATATTCTAATTCATGCCAAAACCAATTTTGACATACAATTAAAACGTGAATCTTTTTATGAAGTGGGCAGTGTTTTACATTTTCATCAGTCTTGCACTTTGCAAGAACTTCAATGCTTAGGTATTCATCTCCTTTGAAATAAACCCACCCCTCATCGACTCCACCAGTTGAACGATTCCATTTAACATAATCATCCTTTTGAGGAACATATCTATTTGATATATTCGATGCGGACTCTAAGGTGGTTTGGGTTTGATCCATCAGCAATAAGTTGATTAAGTTTAGTTTGTGCCTGTTCTTTTGTAAGATCAGTACATCCAGTTACAAGTTCCCAACCCATTGTATTTGATTCTTCAATACAATAGTATTTGGTTCCTTGATTACTTGGTGGTGGTGTTGGTGCTGCTGGAATAGTCATACTTGATCCTCCTTGACAATACGGTAAAGGTTATTAGTGCAGTTGACTTCATCAATCCATGATTGAGCATCTGCTTGAGTTAGAAATTGTCCCTTCTGGCGAATCCAACGATTATCATCGAATCCAACATCTTTTTCAACACAGAAAACTTTCTTCTTTCTTGCCATTTGTTTGTATAGTGGTTAAGGTGTTTAAACTACAAATTCATCCATATAATAATCCAAAGTCAATTCAAGTTTTGCTGCTTCGGATTCATAACAACTTAGGTTATGTTTGCGTACTGCCTCACGGCGCAAATAACCTTGAATTTCAACATCGGCATGATTCATAAAATGATCAAACGATTGCATAAACTCTTTCACTTCTTCATCACTCATATGGTTGAACCTACAAATTCATCTAAACAATAATCAGAATCGCGTAATGCAATGATAGCATCCTTGGTCAGTTTTTCCTGAACAACTGCTTCATCACGAGTACAAAGATGAAAGAACTCATCTTCCACAATTTCATCAAGGTGAGTTGATAACAAAGAATTGACTAGGTCGAACTCTTCTTCTGTAAAAATGACTTGTTTCATAGTACACATTGGGTGAGTAAGTGTCATCTACTAATTATAACACTTTTTGTCCTATTTGAAACCTTTTGTTTTTTTCTTCACATCAAGCACTTCAACACATTTTAAAAATTGTGGTGGTGCTTCAAACCATAATGCTCTCGCTTCTTCCCAACTTGTAACATCAACACTTTGATCATTACTATACACTACCCGATAATGATGTCGATCATAGGGTTTATCCGATGTCTCCGTAAAGTACATCGGATCTGATGGTTCAATAAGTTTCATTCTTCAATCAGTTTCTTAAGTTCTTTTAATGTCGAAAACATAGTCGATCTTGAATATCCAACTGCATAACACCATTCTTTTTTATAGTCTTCCTTTCGCTCTTCCTCTGTTGCATCCCATGTAGCATCACAAACTTGAATTGACCTTTGTAGATCGTTGATCATTAGTTGTAAGTTTATCTTGCTGCTGTCGATAGAAAGAGATTGATTCGTTGATGTCATTGAGTTCTTGAATGAGTTTCAGTTTACGTTTGGAAAGTTCAATAATGCTTCTATCAAACTCTCCGATCAATCGTTGGCGGGAATCGTTCATGATACAGGCAGCAATCCTTCAAGAGTTTCTTCACCATAGTAATCTAAAATCTCACTCTTTACATCATTTTCATCCCAATCCTTGATGTTTTGCTCAATACTCTCAATAGCAAAAGTGATCAACGTATCCATATCCATACCTTCAACAATCAACTCAGCATAGTTGGTTTTGAGTTGATCAAGTTGCTCAGAGTTCATGATGTTTGGATCGGTGGGAAAAGAGATAAAAGACATCAGCAGTAGAGAGGCATATACTCAGAAGAAGGCATCTTGTCGGTGTTGAAGTCAGTAACCTCAGCACCCTTGGCAATGCGGCAGTTCCACTCATACTCAGCATCAGTTGCAAGAACTGTGCTGTAGGATTTCATACCATTAGCACGGAAGGTAACACGCTTAACGAAACGGTTAATCACAACCTTCATACCTTTCTTCTCACAGGATTCAGCGATGAACGCTTCAGGGAAGAAATCAACGATGGTGGCGGAGTTGGTCAGTTGCATCGGGTTGTCCCCTTGTCGATGTTCTTATTATAGGGCATCAGGGCAACCGCTAGCGCCACCCCTGTGCCACCTCTCAGACTGCCTCCTGCTTTAGGGTTCATTGGAGCCATTCAAGAAGTTGATTAACAGTAACACCTAATTCTGCTGCTGCTTCTTCCTCCCATTCACGATTGTTTTTCTCACATTGTGCAATGAACTCTGGATCCTTGCACATACTTTCAATGAGATCTTCAAAAGAGAGTGATGAAAATGTCATTACCAGATCTCCGTGAAACGCTTGTGAGTTGCCTTGGTCATTCTACCTTCCTTCAACATATTGTCACACACATTACAGAACACTTTGAACTTCTCATCACGGGTAAGAGTGTCGGCACCGTCACACTTTGACATGATGTCGATCATCATACGCTTGTTGGTGATCATTGCTCTCCCTTGATTACTCTGTAATCATAGCAGGCGAGTCAGTGGAGTGTCGATCACCTGGTCAACTTGGTAAACCGGCACAGTAGGGCGTTTTGGTTTGACCAGTTCCTTCATAATGATTTGTTTTGGTAGAAAGTTCCAACAGTAGTATGAACTACTGAAAGTAATCTTATCTGCTACTCTACCATTTCCCTGATAAAACTCCATCCTCTCAGTGAACATCAACAACTGCAAATCTTTATCCCTGAACAACTGCTTTGGTGCAGAATCATTCAACCAAGTGTTAGTCATGATCAATGCAAATGGTTTATTAAATGCCAATGCACGTTCAAAGAATTTACGTTTGTTACTGAATGGAGGATTTGATACAATCATATCCCAATCTTCATCAGGAGAGTATTGCAAGAAATCCTGCCCACTATCTAAGTGCGAATGAATAACTTTGTTCTGCTTGGAGATAAGTCGTACAAACTCACTGTTTTCTTTATCAAAAGGGCACCAAACAGTAGCACCCTCGGGGATATATTCTAGGATAGGTTTGACACCATAATCGGGAGTGTAACACTCATCGTTGTTACCTCCCGAATACATCAACTCTTTACTAAATTTCTTTTCTTCATCACTCATAACGCAGCATATCAAACTCAATTACAACACCGTAGTATTCACTTAGTTTAGCATACTTTTTAGTGATGTTCTCTTTAGCAGTACCGTTTTTCCACTTTTCCACTTCTGCTACACTTCCGCAAAATAGAGGGATGAGACACTTTCGGTTGCCATCTTCTTGCATCTCAATAAATGCCTGAGAGATACCTGTTTCTAATGCACCTCGTAGATTTCTTGGTGTTAGGACAGTGTAATCAGCATACTTTTCAGATCCTTTGTAAAAGTCTACTTGCTTTTTAAGTTGTCCTTCAGTCCAAGTAACTCTAGGTTTCCTACGTCCACCTACTTCACCATGATTTGATTCCCATTGACCAACAGTATTCTTTGAAATTACTGGATAAGTTGCACAAAATTCTTCTTTCTGAGCAGCACTTAACTTTCCACCATTTTCTTCGATTAGAATATAAAGTTCATTCCTAATATCACTATCTTCAACAGATACTCTCTCAATATCATGAGTATTCAGAAGATTACCCAAACGAACGACATTTGACTCTTTACCACCCAGATCTTCAACGAAGTCAACAATGTAGCAGTTTGCTTGTGTATCACCCAGATAAAGTTGAATCTCAACAGTGTGATTGCCATTAAGCAATTTAAGTGTACCGTCAGAATAACGCACAACACATAGTGGTTCAATACCAGAACGATCTTCGGTTGCCTGGATTTTATTAACTACCCGATTGATTCGATCAATATCACGATCATTTGCTCTAACTTGAATCCTGGATTTAGAATCAGGAATAAGTTCACCTGTAACAGTTGAAGTGAAAAACTGTAGGATACCTAGAATTTCTTGTGGCCAAGATCCTTGTTTAATTTTGTTAGAAACTTCGACAGCGGGATTCATAATTTTAATTCAGTAATGGTTTAATTTTATCAGAAGGGGGATTTGTTGTCAATGGGTGATTGTTACATATTCAATACCTGCATTTTTAAGATCATTGGTAGAAATAGATGCACCAATTCTAGGATCTGCTGCACCACTATTGTGCCAAGACTTTTCCCACTTAGGCCACAGAACTTGCCAAACTTGCTCATTAGTAAGTTGAATGGTCTTGATAAATGTCCCGTTATCATAATCAATCATAGACCAATGATGAAGGGGATCGCGCATAATTTTTTTCTTACAGTATTTCTTTTGCTCTTCTAAAGTATCCTTACGGGTAGTGCCATTGTAAGCAACACTATGAGATTTCTCATCACCCTTCTTATTAACTCCCTTATATTCTGTACCTTTGAACTCTGTAGTTTCGTCCTGATCATTGATACCATCAGAACCACCACCAACTTTAGTGAGTTTATATCCAAGCAAGTTTGCTTGAACAAATTCCATAAAACGATTGTAGTTGAAGGGATTGCCAAATCCCTTGAATTTGAACCATTTCAAAAGAAAGAATCCAAGATCTTGAATATCCTGATCTGTAACATCTTCAATTTTGAGTTCCTTGAAGTTGGCAACCATAGGATTCGTTTCGCTTTGCATATTATAGAGCATCTAGGTCTCTGCGGCGATGGTAGGTGGGCGGTTCCGTAACTGGATCCCAAACTGTTAGTTCTTTCATTTTCTCCAGTATGATCTGGGCGTTCACCCTATCCTCCCGATTAAAATGCACCTGATTGCGATTAAGACATTCAACAACCAAATCGTATTCTGCTTCTCTAAACAATTTCATATTATTCGTTTGGATAACTAAAGTAATTAAAGTTAATTAGTAAGCGTCTATCAGCATTAGTGCAAGTAGTGCCAGTATGTCTCGTATTAGCAGGGAATTTTAAAAAACGATTAGCTACACTCTCTACCTTTTCTCCACTCTCAAATACTGTGTATCCATCATTTGAGTTGATATAGTAAATCCCAGTGGTCATATGATGCATCTCAGGTGCAAAATCACAATGATAATCTGGAAACACAATTAAATCGTCAGTCTTATTGACAGCGTTCGCTTTAATTCTTGCAATAGCAACCATATCCTCCTCTTCAATAATTGGAATAACTGTATCCCACCCAGGAGTTAGAATCATATGGTTTGAATATACTATATGAACATATTGAATGTGATCTTGATAACTAAGGTTATCAATTATCCAAGGACAGGAGTGCTGTAAAGCACCCTTGTCGTTTTTACCCATCCAATAATCATGGATGTTTTCATACACTCTCTGAGGCAGATAATCATCATATACTTCAAATCTTTTCATTATTAACAATAATTTGCAAGAGACCATTCAGATGTTGCACGATCATAGAG